TCAGCGTCCGCCCAGCATCACCGCCTGCAGGCGGGTCTGCGCCTGCTGCACCTTCTGCGCCTGCGCGCTCAGCTCCTGCAGCAGCTTGTTCAGCTCGGCCAGCACGGTCGGATCCTGCACGCGCGGGGCCGGGCCCGACAGGTCGATCTGGGTCTTGTGGGCTTCCACGTACTCCGCAACCTTCAGGCTGCTGTCCAGCGTGCCGCTGATTTGCGGCAGCACTTCGCGGAACGTGTTGGCCGGCACGGTCACGGTCTTGTCATAGGCCTTGTCGTACACCGCCTTCAGGTCGTCGGGCTGCTTGAGCTGCGCATGCGCGGCGTCGGCCTTGCCCTGTTCCTTGGTCAGGGCCTCGCCCATGTCCTTGAGCGCGGTCTGCACCGTCTTGATGTCGTCGCGGCGAGCAATCACATCGTTCAGCGAACGCACGGCGCCTTTCTGCATCAGGCTGCCCATCGGCTTGACCGAAGCATCCATGCCGGCATTGAAATCGGTGATAACCGCATACTGGGCAGCGTAGTCGCCGAACGACTTCTTTTCTTCGTCCGTCAGCTGCGGCACGCGCACGCCGGGCTTGTCGACGATGCGGGTCTGCAGGAACTGCATGAACGCGGCGCGTTGCTCGGGTTCTTTGTTGCCGCAGGCGGCCAGCACCAGCGGCAGGGCCAGGGCCAGCAGCAGGAATGGACGGAACAGGGTTTTCATTACGTGATTCTCCGGAAAACATGGGAAATGGCGCAGCCCTCTGACTTCTGGGGCCAGCCAGCCGGTGGCGAGCTTATCGGGTCATCGTCGCCGTCGCCATCGGTTTCAAACTTCATTTCAATCGAAGTGTCGCGATACAAAATTCACACACATTGACGTGAAAGTTTGCGCCGCAACTGATAACGGTGATGATCCAAAGGGGGGCGCCAACGGCAGGAAAGCCGCGATGGCGGCTTTCCTGTATCACGCATCATGCGGAACCTGCCGCGCAGCGGCAAGGCAGCGAGCATCAAACTAGGATGATGTCGTATTGCTCGGGTGTGTTCGGCCAGATATAGGACTGGTGCGGGTTTTCGGGGCTTTCTTGTTGCGGTAATTGCCCCTGGCTACCCATTTAGCTACCCATCGTCGGGGTGCTGGGCTCGTCGACCTCTTCGGTGACCGGCTGTGACATGCGCGCCAGCATAGCATTCACCGACGCGGCGGTGATGCCCACCGATCTGGTGCTGCCGATCGGCGCCTTGACCAATTCGCCGCGCGCGCACAGCCGGTAGATGGTCGCCGTCGACAGGCCAAGGGCCTTCCACCGTGGATACGCCAGCGGGAGCAGGGCGGCAGGCCTTCACGTATTCCTCGATCCCCGGAATGTCCTGGAAGGCGAACACGAAGCCGCGACCCTCGCAGCACTCGCATTCCTCCTTGAACTCCTGCACGTCGGTCTTGCGCTCGGCTACCTGGTGCTTGACGTAGACGTGGCCGGAGCCGTCGCATTCGTGGCAGGTCAATTCCCAGTCACGGGCGGGCCGCCGCTTCTCCACCGTGGATACGCCAGGGGCGGCGGCCTCATAGGTCGCGGCGAATATGTCGGGCTTGCAGGGGTAGCGCTCGCCCTGGACGCCGGTGACGATCCAGTCTCCAGGACACACGATGTGGCCGCCTTCCTTCGTGTCGATCCAACCGTGCACGTGCATGGTGTTACCGCAGTGCTGGCAGGGCCGCTCGCCGGAATCGTCCGGATGGCGGTAGTAGCGCACGATGTCTCCTTCCCAGCCATTGGCCCGGCGCTCTTCAGGCGAGAACCGGCGGAGTGCGCCATTTTCCAGTCCATCGTGCGTCTTGCTGTAGTCCAGGGGGTGATCGCCATTCTTGAACCATTGGCTTGCCTGAACAACGACAGGCTTCTTGCGGAATTGCTGGGCCGCCACCTTCGGCAGTTCAATCGGCTCCAGCGCGCCCGGATGGCATTGGCTCAGGCCGTGGTCAACGTCGTAGGAATTCGTCATGGTCAGGCTCCAGTGGCGCGCGCGGCGCCGGCTTCGAGTTCGGCCTTGATCTGGGTCTGGCGGATCAGATCCTCGGCGTATTCCTCGTACCTCTTCTTCAGGCTTTCATAGGTGGTGGTGGCGTAGTCGAAGCCGTCGCTCGTCTTCGCTTCGCGGCGCAGGTCCAGCAGGTAGCCGGCGTCATGGCGGATGGACTTGGGATAGCGCGAGCGGCTTTTGCGGTCAGGCTCGCTCCAACTGCTGGGCATGCCAATCTCGGCCATCATGGCCGTGACGCGGTCGTGAATTGCCTTGTTGATGTCGATCCGGGGGATGTTCAGCTCATGCGCGGCGAGGTCCTTCTGGCGTGCCTCTTCCAGTTTGGCCAGGGCGTGCGCCGCGACTCGTTCGGGAGTCGGCGTGCTCCACCGGCTGTCCATGTAGCTCGCGTAGCTGGCCGGGCTGGACTGGCAACTGCCCACGTAGCCAACTTTCTCCAGTTCCTGGATCTTGAGGGGTTCGGTCATGGTCTTCTCGGTATATGGAGGCCGGGCACCGGCGGCGGTCGGATGGGGGAGGGAGTCCCGCCGCCGGGCCGGCCATTGATCAGTCTTCGTTGCCACCCAGGCCCAGCGAGCCCTGCTTCTCGGCCGCCGGCGTGATGCTGATGGTGATTTCGTTGCCCAGCACCTCGTAGAGCTTCTTGACCTGCTCGCCGCTCGGGTGGCACTTCACGCGGAAGGTGGTGACCACGCTGCCGCCTTCCATCATTTCCACCGCGAAGCCGTCCACGTCGGCCGTGTCCAGCTCGATGTCGGAATCGCCGCCCAGGCCGAAGTCGATCAGCACCTTGGCGCCGACCAGCTCGTGCTTGAGGCGGATCTTTTCGATGAGGTCGCCGAACACGCGCACGGTGGGCTCGGGCATGACGCCGTCGACGCTGCCCTGGGCGGGGTTCTCCTCGGCCTTGTAGAGGGCATGGCGCAGGCGCGGGTGGAACTCGGACAGCACGCCGTTGCCAGCGGTGAACTGGATCTTCAGGTCAGCGGCGCCCGCCGGCTCTTCGCCGTGGCGCTCGGTGCGCACGTTGATGTGCGCCAGGGTTGCGGTTTGCTCGGTAATCGAGAACATGGGGCAGGGCTCCAGGGTGCTACGTTGGGGAAAGGGTCAGGCGGCCAGCTGAAAGACATGTTCGGCGGCATCGGGCCCGCGATCCGCGCGGTGGTGGGCTATGTGGCCGGGCTGCTCACGCCCATCACGCTAGTCACTGCGGGCGTGGTAGCCATGGCGTTTGCGTTCGAGAAGGGCGCAAACGAGGTGCGAGCGTTCCAGAATGCCATCACGATGACCGGCGGCGCCGCTGGCGTGACGGCCAATGAGCTGGGCGCCATGGCCAAGCGCATCGGCGACGTGCGCGGCACGACCGCCGCCGCGGCCGAGGCGCTAACCAAGCTGGTGGACACGGGCAAGCTGGGCGCCGACTCGATCGAGGGCCTGGGCCGGGCTGCCATCCTGACGCAGGCAGCCACCGGGCGCAGCGTCGACGACATGGTCAAGGACTATGAGCGCATCGCCGACGCGCCCACAGAGGCCATTACCAAGCTCAACGAGCGTTACCACTTCCTGACGCTGGCGGTCTACGAGCAGATCGCGGCGTTGGAGAAGGAGGGCCGCCAGCAGGACGCCGCGCGCCTGGCGCTGACGACGTACTCGCAGGCGATGGAGGAGCGCTCGCAGCAGGTCGTCCAGAACGTCGGCTACATCGAGAAGGCGTGGAACGGCGCCAAGAACGTGGCAAAAGAGGCCTGGGACGCGATGCTGGGCATCGGCCGCGACCTTACGCCCCAGGATCGTATCGGCCAGATCCAGAAGGAACTGGACCAGATCGGTACGTCGTTCTTCCACCAGGACCGTGCCAATGCGCTGCGCGCCCAGCTGAATGGCCTGCAGGAGCTGGTCAAGTGGCAGAACGCCGCCGCCAAGGCACAAGCCGATGAAGCCGGCGCGGTGGCGCGCGGTATCCAGGCGCGCCGCGACCTGGACAGCTACATGGACTCGCGCAAGGGAACGTCCCTGACCGCGTCCCTGGAGGCGGAGAACAAGGCGTTCAAGAAGGCAACGTCGGAGTTTTCGCAGGACAGCCAGGAGTATCAGGACGCCCTGAAGGCGCACACCGACCGTGTGGCGCAGATCCAGAAGCAGTTCGCGGGCCCGAAGGGCGGCGGAACGGTTGCCGCCGGCGTGCGCGAGCTGGAGCAGGCGCGCCAGCAGGAGGCGGTGCTGCGCGCCCAGCTGGAAAGCGCGGTGAAGATCACCACGGCGCGCCAGGAGCTGGTCAAGTTCGAGCAGCGCATCGCCGACCTGAAGGCCAAGGACCAACTCACGGCCGACGAAAAAAGCGTCCTGGCCAACGAGACGGCCACCACCGCTCGCCTGGGCCGCGGGACGCTGGACGCGCTGAACGCCGGCGGCCCTCTGCCGATGTCGGATTCCGGCGGCGGTAGTGCCACGCCGGTCACTACTGGCACGGCCGCGCAGGGCGGCGAGGCGCCCAAAGTCCAGATCAACCTCATCAATCAGAGCGGCGAACAGATGGAAGCGCAGCAGGGCGGCTCCCGGTGGGACGCCGGGCTTTCTACATGGATTTGCGACGTGGTCCTGGCCCGGGCGCGCAAGGATCGCGGCTTCCGTCGCCAACTGCAGGAGCCTGCATAAATGGCAACTTTTCCTTCCTACGCTCGAATCATCGACGCGGGCTATTCGAAGAAGTCCGACTACGGCGTGCTGCGCACCGACATGGACGGCGGCATCGCCAAGCAGCGCCCACGCTGGACTACGCCCATTATCACCAGGGCGGTCACCATCCTGGTGCAGAGCGTAGATGACCGCGACGCCTTCGACGCCTGGATGGCGGACGAGATCGGCGGTGGCGCTGGCTGGTTCGACTGGACGGACGAGAGCGGCGTGGTCAAGAAGGCGCGTCTCGTGGCCGGAGACGTGTCCTGGACTACGCCCGGTGTCGTCTGGACCGGCTCGGCAAAGCTGGAAACGGTGGGCTGACATGACCAGATCATTGTCGAGCGCCGCTGCGCGCAACGTCCTGGCCACGTCTGCCGAAGAGCCGCTGCTGGCCGCTATCGAGATCACGCACCCCGAGCTGGAGGTGCCGGCGCGCTTCGTGAACGACACGCAGGACATCACCATCGAGGGCAATACGTTCTTCGCGTGTCGCTTCGATCTCACGCTGCCGGACGACCAGGACGAGCAGGTGCCAGAAGCTCGTCTCGAGGTCGACAACATCGGCCGCGACTTGACGCAATGGCTCGAACAGAGCCAGGGGGGCAAGGGAGCCAAGTGCCGAATCCTCATGATCCTTCGGTCCAACCCTGGCAATTTGGAATTCGATATGACTCTGGACCTGACCGGCTTGGAAATCACCAATTTCCGTGTGTCAGGAAATCTAGGATTCAAGAACACACTTATGCAGTCGGCGGTGGCTGTTCGCTATGACCCCACGACTTCGCCCGGAATATTCTGATATGCATTGGTCCGACAAGTACGTGAACCAGCCCTACGTGCCAGAGACGGGCGACTGCGCCGCGTTCGCCGAGAGAGTGGCCCGGGAACACCTCGGCATCGCGGTCGGTCTTCCTGATGGCCATGCGACGGCGTTGCGTGCGCAGGCCGCTCAGATCCGCGCTCACCGGGGGGACTTCGCCGAAGAGGTACCCGAACCCATCGAGGGCCATCCGGTACTGCTGCGCTCGCGCGGCGACCTCTTCCATATCGGCGTGATGTGCCGATTGGCAAATGAGTGGTGGGTGCTGCACGCCGACAAGGGCTTCGGCGCGGTGATCCGTCAGCCCCTGCGGCGCATGCTGATGGTCGACTATAAGCTGGAGGGGTTCTACCAATGGAAGGCGTGAAGAAGCGGTCTGTGGGCCCTGTTGCGGCCCCTTCCATGGTGGTCTATCCGAAGCCCCTGGGCGGCGAGCGCAGTGAGCATTTCGAATGCTTCGCGCCTGGTGAGACTCTGGGCGCCTACGTCCGGCGTGTAGGCATCACGGTTCCGTCGCGCGTGCTGCGCGTCGAGCATAATGGCCGCGAGGTTCCGCTGGCGCTGTGGCAGCGCCTGATTCCCCGGCATGGCGACATGGTCGTCATCAGCGCGCGTGGGCTGGGTGGTGGCGGCGGGAACAAGGTGCTGCGCACGGTGGCGCTTATCGCTGTCGTAGTTGTGTCGATCGTCGCGCCGTACTTGGCGCCTGCTGCGTGGGGTGTGGGTGCGGGAACCGCTGGTGGTGCATTGCTGTCTGCTGGCATCATGATTGGCGGTTCGTTGCTGGTCAACGCTCTGCTCCCGATGCCCACGCCCACCGCGGCAAAGCTTGGCACCGGCCAGAAGTACGAGAGCAGCCCCACATACTCCATCCAAGGAGGACGGAATCGTGCGCGGCCTTGGGAACCGATGACCCTGGTATTTGGCCGGCATAAGGTCGTTCCCGACCTTGGCGCCACCCCATGGACGAATCAGGTTGGAGACGACCAATATCTGAACCAAGTGTTCAATTTCGGCCTCCAGGGCATGGAGCTCAATCTCACCGACTTCAAGATCGGCAGCTCGCCGTTGGAGTCGTACGCCGGCGTGCAGCTGCAACGGTCTGCACCAGACGGCGCCCTGACCATGTTCGCGGGAAACGTGGATACCCTCCAAGGGTTTGCGCTCAGTTCAAATGATGGATGGATCTCCAGGACGACCCCACCCGGGGTAGGAACCCTATCGGTCGAGATTGCATCGCGACTGTTTCGAGTCCAAGACGACGGGAGCTTGGATAGCCGCGTGGTGGATTTCCGCATTCAGTATCGCGAAGTGGGGGCACCAAATTGGATAGAGTTGGGATACATCGGCGCAACTTACGCAACTCACTATTGGTCAGGACGATTGCTTCCTGGAGGGGCCACCCAAGTTCGAATGGGTTCGACAAACCGCTCTGATCATGCGGATGGTGAGCTTTGGTATGAAACCGACCCAACTACAGGAGAGGATTATCGCGGACAGTGGAAGTGGGTTCCTCATCCGTACCAACTCGGGCAGCCTTGGGAAGGAATCGCGCCGGATCCAATTCTCACTCCAGGTGCGCCCGGGTTTCGCATGTGGGGGAATAGGCAAGAGCCGACCCGCGCTCAGATCAATTGGAATGTCACGGATGGTCAGTACGAAATTCGTGTCATGAAGGTGACGCCCGACGTAAGCGATAGCCGCGAATCTAACGAAACGGCAGTGAGCCAAATCCTCGTCCATCAAATTGATCGCGGCGATTATAGAGGCCAGGCGAGAGTGGCCCTAAGAATCAAGGCAACCGGGCAGCTGAACGGCAGCGTTGATGAGTTCAATGCTATTGCTAGCGCTGTTTGCCCCGTATGGAACGGCATTTCCTGGGCTACTCAGGAGACTTCCAATCCTGCATGGTGGTTTCTTTGGTTCGCGCGCGGCAGGCGTGACCAGGGGGGGCAGCGCTTGTTTGGTGGGGGTCTGACGGATGCGCAGATTGACATCGAGTCGATCAAGGCCTGGGCGGTGTGGTGTACTGCCAAGTCGCTAACATTCGATTATGTCCTCGATCAAAAGATGAGCACAGCGGCGGTGCTGCAGATGATCGCGCGCGCAGGTCGCGCATCCATGACTTACCAGACCGGGAAGCTTGGCGTTGTTTGGGACGCCGAAGGTATCCCGGTGACAGCCATGTTCGGGCCGTTCAACGTCAAGGCCGGATCCTTCAAAGTGGCATACCTGAACGAAGGCTCGGTCGATGAGATCGTCGGCAACTTCGTGAATGCGGAGAAGGGGTGGATCCTCGACGAAGTGCGGGCCAAGGTGCCGGGTGCGCTGGCGACCAACAACCCTCTGCAGTTGGATCTCGATGGCTGCGTTCATCAGGACATGGCCGGCCGCGAGGCGAACCTACTTGCGGCGTCTCAGGTTTGGAAGCGGCGACGAGTGGAGTGGGAAACAGATATCGAGGGCCTTGTGGCAACGCGCGGCGACGTCGTGTCGTTCTCCCACGACCTAACGGTGTGGGGATACAGCGGCCGCCTTATGCCTGGCAGCGGCGGGACGCTCATGCGATTGCAGAATCGAGTCCCCAGCGGCGGTATCGGGATCGTCCTTCTGCGTGACCCTGACGGCAACATGAAGACGGTATCGGTGGTATCTGCCACGGGTGAAGTCGATGAGCTGACGATTACGACCGATCTCGACGGGTTCCCGATGCCCGGCGACGCCGGCTATGAAGATTGCTCGCCGCTGGATTGGGCTTGGCAGTTCGACCCAATTTCCACACCTGGTCGACGGTTCAAGATAACCAGCGTAATGCCGGCGGGTGACGGGCTAAGATTCGAAGCGGTGGACGACGACCCCGAGTATTACCTATGCGAGAGCAATCCTTATCTGTACACGCCACCGAAAGACGGAACTCTTCTTGCTGGCGTGATCTTCGCAGCCTCCTTTACGGAAGCGATTCGTAGTGTTCAGAACGACGACATATCGGCCCAACTCAGTTGGGTGATATCTACGCCTGGCCGCGTACAGATCAACTATTCGATAAACGCAATTGCACAACAGCCGATTACGACGGAGGAACGCCAAACTACGATTTCAGCAAAGACCGGCGATGTGATTGTTGCCACAATCCGCCCAGTGCGTTCGACCGGCGCTGGGCAGCCGTTTACCTTGACTTATACGGTTCAGGGTCTTTTTTCTCCGTTACCCCCAGTGAATGGCCTGACTGCGGTGTTCCGCGATGGCTTGACCACGCTCATCTGGTCCCCGGTGGTCGATGCTCGCAATCCGGTGTATGAGGTCAGGCTAGGAACGTCATGGTCGAACGCTCGTACTATTGGAGTGACGCGGAACCTAGACATGCTCGCGGTGGGAAACGGCAGCTATTTCGTGGCGGCGCGTTTTCAGTTGAAGGGCACGACTATCTACGGGGCTTCGGACAGCATCCAGATCTCGGGCGCTGTACTGGTTCGCAATGTGCTGATCACTGTGCAGGAAGATCCTGCCTGGACTGGCGCGCTGTCCGGTGGCGCCTTCGTTCATAACAACGAACTGACGCTTGCCGGTACCGGCGACATCCTCGCGGCGCCTGACGTCATCGGTCTTGGGGATGTCCTGTGGTTTGGCGGCGTGCAAAGTGGCGGTGCGTATACGACGGATGTGGCCAACATCATCGATATGGGATATGTGGCACCAGTGCGCGTCGATTTCACGATCGATGAATACGCCCTCAACTTTTCCGAGGACTTTTTGGCCATCGTGGATGTGCTGGTAGAGCCCGACGTGCTTAATGGAACGAATCGGCAGCACTACCAAGTGAGGCCCCAAATCCAAGTTGCTGGTGACGATGGGGTTTACGGGGCATGGCAGGACTATATCCCCGGAACCATAAATGCACGGTTCTTCAATGTGCGATTGGTGCTGGAGACTGATGATCCAACCATTGTTCCTTTTGTCCGCCGCTTTAGTTGGACGGTGGACGTTCCTGACCTTCTTCAGTCCGGGACCGCACTCACGGTGCCGCCAGCTGGCACCAGGGTGATCTTTCCGAAGCAATTTCACATGAAGCCAAATCTGCAGGTCACCATCCTCGATGCGGTGGCTGGAGACCGAGCGGTCGTGCGGCAGGACGTTGATCCTATGCTCGGCTTCGATATTCAAATGTTCAATGGGTCCACGCCCGTTGAGCGTGTAGTTAACTGGCTCGCCCAAGGATATTGACATGCAAGAACCTATTGCAATCTCTGAAATTCCTCCCCTCCCGGGGCTGCAGATGGTACAGCAGGTAAACAGTGCTTTGGCTACCATCGCTTCGGACTTTTCGGGTCCGTCCGATCCCGCGGCGCTGGCCGGCCCTTTTATGACTTGGGCAGATACAGCGACGGGCATGCTGCGTCGGCGAAATGCGGCGGGAACCGCATGGATAGCCGAATCCGCGTTGTTCCATCTGGGCCTAACTATGTATGCGTCTGGAGACATCCCCACTTCAGATCTGGGCGACATCTTTGTTCAAGGGCTAGGCCGCCATTCGTGGATTGGAGCCCGGTATGTGCCGAACAGTCTTCCCACTCGGTACAGGACTGGTGGGACGCTGACATCCGCGTCGACGAGTGTGACGGTAGCCCCTGGGGCTTGGCGAGCCGCGGCTGGGGATTCAGACGTGATTCTCTCTACCTCGATGACAAAGACGCTTCAAACATCGGGGGCATGGGCCGCCGGAACTGGCAACAATGGCTTGTTTTCTGGAGCAGCTGCGACGAGTACGTGGTACCACGTGCATGCAATTCGAAATGATGCCACCGGTGCCGTCGATATTGGCTTCGACGTTTCGCCCATAGCCGCTAACCGACCGTCAGGCTGGACTGCCTATCGACGACTCGGTGCTGTGTTTAATCAATCGTCCGGCGGAATCCGTCCATTCATCCAAACCGATGACGTCTTTCGCTACCTTGTTCCGGTCAATAATCTCAACAATTCCGCGCTCCCGGACACCAGCCTCACCGTGGCCACAGTGAGTGCTCCTCTCGGGGTCCGAACGAGAGCATACCTAGGCTTGACTCTTACCGCCCAGTCCGCAGCCGCGTTCGGCTTTGTCTTCTCGCCAGGCGACACGGACCGCTCTGTACTTGCTTACGCAAACGTGGCGTCGAGTCCTTCTACCGTCGGCACGGGTAGCATTTTTGTGATGACTGATACGAACGCACAAGTTAACTCTCGTGGTGCTGGCTCCATCCCCAGCGGCTTCTATCTGAGCACCAACGGGTACACCGACTTTATCGGAGATTGAGATGCCATACATCGACCCCACTGGCACGAACCCTGGCTGGTCGGATGAGCCGCAGCCTGGGTTCAACCTCACACAATTTGTGGACGAGGCGCCGCCGGTTGGCGCTCAAGTCCCCGCAAGCGTTAGTCGGCGGCAGGGCCGGCTGGCCCTGCTCGAAGTCGGACGTCTCGACGCGGTGGAAGGCGCCATCTCCGCTATCGAAGACCCGACCAAGCGGCGCGCCGCCCAGATTGAATACGAGGCTGACACGTGGGAACGCAGCAACCAGTTCCTCGTTCAGCTCTGGGTAGACCTGGGCGGTACGAGCGCCGGTCTTGACGATCTTTTTGCGCTCGCCGCCACGAAGTAGGCGCTACGCCACAAGAACCATTGCCCGCTTCGGCGGGCTTTTTTTCGTCTATAGGGGACGCGATTGAACATCCAAGACTTCGACGCCTTCGCGGCAAAGTTCGCTGGTGTGCTGGGCGCGGCCGTGTCCATGCGCTACCTGCAGGGATCGTGGCCCGCACGCCTGAGTATGGCCGCCAGCGGCTCGCTGGTGGCCTATTACGCCTCGCCCTACCTGTCGCTGCTGCTGGGCATTCCGGAGGGCCTGGCCGGCTTCCTGACTGGCATGTTCGGCATGGCCATCGTGTCGCGCGCGTGGGAGGCCGTGCAGGCGGCGCCCATCGGCGCGCTGTGGCAGGCAGTGATTGACCGCGTGCGCGGCAAAGGGGTGTGACATGGACAGCACCATCTACTTGACCCTGTGGGCCGTGCTGGCCTTCGTGAGCTGGCTCATAGTCGCCGGCGGTGCGGTGCTGGCCATCTTCTCGCGCGCCATCAAGGACACCACGTTCGAGCGGATCGGCCTGGCCGCCGTCAGCCTGACCGCCACCGGCGCCGCGTGCCGGATCTTCATGGCCGGCTGGGCCAGCGCTGGCGATGCCGCGCTTGCCGCGTCGGCCGCTTTCTACGTTGCCGCCGTGACGGCAAAGCACATCAGGAAACCCACGCTATGACCCTGGATACCATCGTTTCCGGCGCCCTCAATCCGGCGCTGGCGCTGCTGCCGCCCGGCATGGACACGCCTGCCGCGCGCGTCATGCTGCTGGCCATCGGCCTGCAGGAAAGTCGCTTCGTGCACCGGCGCCAGATCGGCGGCCCGGCGCGCGGCTTCTGGCAATTCGAGAAGGGCTCGCGGGCGAGCCGCGGCGGTGTGTGGGGTGTGTTCCTGCACCCGGCCAGCAAGGACCGCCTGGCGGCGCTGTGCAAGGCCCGCAGTGTGGCCTGCGACCCGGACGCGATCTACTCGGCGCTGGAGTACGACGACGTGCTGGCCGCCGGCGTTGCGCGGCTGCTGCTGTGGACTGACCCGAAGGCGCTGCCGGCCGTGGGTGACGCGGACGCGGCCTGGGCGCTGTACCTGCGCACCTGGCGCCCGGGCAAGCCGCACCAGCAGACCTGGCCGGATCTGTACCGCCAGGCCACCGCGCAGGTGCAGTCGTGAACCCGTTCTGGAAGATGGCCGCGCCCTGGATCGGCGGCGCCGCGGTGGTGATGGTGCTGTGCGCGGGCGTGGTGCTGTACGGTGCCCACCGGGAAACCGCCGGCGTCACCAAGGAGCGCGCCCGCGCTGAGGCCGCGCAGCGCGCCATCACCGAAGCCTACCAACTGGAGAAAGATCGTGCTGATGCCCAATACCGTGGTGCCGTCCTGGCGCGCGAGGCTGCGAAAGCTGGCCTGGCTGCTGCCCGTGCTGACCTTGACCGCGTGCTCCGCGCCGCCGGCCGTGATCCCGCGAATCCCCGAGCCGGCCGCCGACCTGATGAAGCCGGCCCCGACTGGATCGGAGGTTTTGCAGCGTGCTACGCGGAATATGGAGACCTGGCTGCCGACGCCGCAGGATGGGCCGACCAGGTGAACGGTCTGCAGGGCTATATACGGGGCCTACGCTACGCCCGGTAAGCCCTGCTTGCGTTTATATCAATGCGCTAGCGATGCCCCCGGCAATGCTGATAACCAGAGGGTGCGTGAGGAATGCCTGCAGGCGTGATTTTGCTTCCGCCTTTTCTTCCGGGGATGAGTTGGAATCGTCGATCTTCTTAATCATCTCGTTGATCGCCACCTGAAAATTCATCAGGTTGTTGTTTCCCACCTGAATGCCAGTCGAATCGTGGATGTTCACTGTGGTCGACGATGCTGCGTTCGGCGATCGCAATGCGGTTGTCTTTTCGATTGTGAGCTGCCAATTTGCAGGGATTCCTCCCATGCCGTTGTAAAACTGGGCGGAAAGAACCAAGTAACTCTCCTCTCGGCCGTTGGGCAGCTTTCGAACTATGTGGTCGCCTTCCTCGACGTCAAAGTCCTTGTTCTTTACGATCAGGCTCTTCGCGGAAAGCGTTCCCCTGTAAGGGCCAGTGCGACTCCCATCGCTTTTTTGCACATATACATCGGCGTTGCTCAAATCCATTTCCGTCTCCATGGCTTGGGACGGACAAATGTGCCATGTGTAGCAAAATAAGTCACGCGCCTACCTCGGCCCCATGCCTTTGCGCAGCTTCCGCGGTTCTTCCAGCAGCTCGGCCGTCATCTGGTCGCGCTCGATCACACAGGGCTCGGCGGCCAAGCCTTCCATCAGGTCGTCGTAGATCTGGCCCATCAGGCTGGGCGGCCGCTTAAGGTCGCCTGATACCTGATGCAGGCGCAGCAGCACCGAGCGCAGCCGCTTGACCTCCCAGAGCAGGGCGATCACATCGGGATTCCAGGGCTGGCGCTCGCGGATGGCGCGCAGCTGTTCGGCGGATAGTGGGTCTTTGAACGGCATGGCGGAAAACACTGGTTGTGCATCCAGTATATTCCGCAATAATCGGGGTCACTTCATAGGGGTTGCCACCAGCCGGTCGGCCGGGAAGGGCACCAGGAAATCCCGTGTCGCATCAGCCGGCGCGGTGAGCCAGTCGCCGTAGGCGCCCTCGGGCAGGATGACGACCATCCGCTTTTCCTTGCCGGCCTGGTGGTAGTCGCGGAACAGTGGATCCTCGTCCGCATTGATCGTCAGCATGGTGTAGCTCTCCTGCAGCTGGCCGGCGGCGTCGCGCCAGCGATCCCACAGGCCGGCGATGCCCAGCGGCGCGCCGTCGGCCCGGGTGAAACGGGTAGCCACCGCGGCTCCCGACCTCCAGTCAGGTTCGAAGATGGCATCGGCCGGGATGATGCAGTGCTGAGCCCGGCGCCAGGCGTTGCCGAAGGTGAAGGACTTGGCCGCCGTCTCGCTGCGCGCGTTGAACGTCGACAGCTTGCCGGCCTTGTCCAGGCCGTCCGCCTTGGTCATGGCGCTGATCAGTCCCCACCGGCCCACGACCGCCTCGAGCTCCGGCACGGCCTCGTCGCCGGCGTCATGCTCGACCGGCCGCCGGATGAAAACGCCTGGGTAGCGCGGCCACATGTCGTACTTGCCGCCGGCCGGCTTGTTGGGCGCGCCGAACTTCTTCAGCAGCAGCTCGGCATCCTTCAGGGTCTGGTAGTGGCTGCACATAGGGGCCTCCCGTGGGAAAGGCCAGTATATGGCGGCTCAAGACGCGGCGCGCAGGGCGGCCAGGGCGTTGCGGGCGGTGCCAGCCGCCTCGACGTCCGCGCCGCGGCACGCCAGCAGGTGGTCGGCCCACATCGCCAGCGCATCGCGCCGCTCTTTCCAGTAGCTGTACTGGTCGTAGATCCCCTCCACGCCCTTGAGCTTGTGGTTCAGGCACATCTCTGAAATGTCGCGGTCGACGCCCAGGGCGCGCATGTGCGATTTCGCGGTCGATCGTAGGTCGTGGGGGGTGAACGGCCGCACGTTGGGCGCGGCATTCTCGAACCAGTAGCCGATGGCGCCCCAGATCGCGTCTTTGTTGACCGGCGCATCACCGCCGCCGTTCCGCAGACGCGCCACCGAGCGCGCCGGCACGATGTAGCGGGAGTCCAGCGCCAGCGCGTCCAGCTCGCGGAACCATTCCACGACGGGCGGCGCCAGGGGGATATCCATGGCTGGCCCGGTCTTGGACGCCGGGATATGCCACAGGCCGGCGCCCAGGCGCTTCACGGTGTGCTGGTCGACGCGGATATGCTCGCGCAGCGCGGTGGTGAATTCGGACACCCGCACGCAGGTGGCCAGGATGATCCAGACGCTGAGCTGGTTCTGCCGGTTCATGCCGGTGGCGCGCATGACTTCGGCCAGCTCGTCGTCGGTCAGCATAAGGCGCACCTTTGCTTTGGGGCGCTTGCCGATCAGGGATTCCAGGCTGATGCCCACGGCTGGGTTGACCTGGATGATGTGCTGGCCCGCGGCGTGCTTGAACATCTCGCGGGTGATGATGTACAGGGCCTCGGTCTCGCGCCAGCCCGCGCCGGTGGCGAATCCGTCCTTCGTCTTGCGGATCAGGTCGATGACGTCGCCTGGCGCGACACCATCGACGGCACGGCCGCGCCAGTCCTTCCCTATCCGGCGCAGCTGGCGCTCGTACAGCTTCTGGCTATTGGGCGCGAGGTGGCGCAGCACCTTGGCGCGGTAGTCGTCGGCCAGCCATTCGATGGTCTTGGCGGCGCGGGCCTTCTGCTTGGCTTCCCGCTTCTCGGCGGCCGGGTCTTTGCCGGCGTCGATCATGGCGCGCAGCCGGCTGGCCTCCTTGCGCGCTTCAGCCAGGGTGATATCCGGGTAGTTGCCGATGGTGGCCTCGGCCCGCCGGCCGGGCATGCGGTAGCGCAGCACCCAGGCCGCGGTGCCCGCCTTGGACAGGGTGAAGGTCAGGCCGCCACCGTCAGACTTGGCCAGCGGCGCGCCGGCGCGGATCCAGCTCTTGATCTGGACGTCGGTCAGCAGGCCCTGCAATACGCGCTTCGTCGCCATGGTTCCCTCGGTTTTGGGTAGCTGGGCGGACTGGCTACCCACCTAGCTACCCATTTTTCGTGAGCTGGGAGGATAACGCCTGAGAATCCAGGAAAGAAAGCCGCAAGGATTTATGCGGCTTTCAGAGGGGCGGTGATAGGTGCTGAGAAGTCCAGAGCATTAGACCAAGATTATGTCGTATTTTTCCTGCGAGTATGTGTTCTCCACTTCCAGCGACACGCGCTTGCCCACGAAGTCGCCCAGCATCGCCAGGTGCTGGCTTTCCTCCTCCAGGAACAGATCCACGACGTCCTGCGACGCCAGGATGCGGAATTCCTTGGGATTGAACTGGCGCGCTTCGCGCAGGATCTCGCGCAGGATCTCGTAGCAGACCGTGCGCGGCGTGCGCACGTTGCCGCGCGACTCGCACATGGGGCAGGGTTCGCACAACTGATGCGCCAGGGAATCGCGGGTGCGCTTGCGCGTCATCTCCACCAGGCCAAGCTGGGTGAAGCCGTTGACCGTCATGCGGGTACGGTCGCGCGCCAGCGCCTTTTTCAGTTCGGCCAGCACGGTCTCGCGGTGCTCCTGTTCCTCCATGTCGATGAAGTCGAGGATCACGATGCCGCCCAGGTTGCGCAGCCGCAGCTGGCGGGCGATGGCCTGCGCCGCTTCCAGATTGGTCTTGAAGATGGTGTCGTCGAAGTTGCGGCCGCCAACGAAGCCCCCTGTGTTGACGTCGACCGTGGTCAGCGCCTCGGTCTGGTCGATGATCAGGTAGCCGCCCGACTTCAGGTCGACCCGGCGCGACAATGCCCGCGCGATCTCTTCATCGACATTGGCCGTATCGAACAGGGGGCGCTCGCCGCTGTAGTGCTGGATGCGATCAACCACGGATGGCGTATAGATGCGCGCCCATTCCAGCATTGCCGCGGTCGTGGTGCGGGAATCCACCAGGATCGCGCCGGTGCTCGGGCCGACCATGTCGCGCAGCACCCGCTGCGCCAGCGTCAGATCCTGGTGCAGCAGTGCCGGCGCAGGCTGGGTGCGGGCGGCCGCCTGTACGCTGGTCCACAGCTTGCGCAGGTATTCCAGGTCGGCCGCAAGCTCCTCGTCATTGGCGCCCTCGGCCTGTGTGCGCACGATGAAGCCGCCTTTCTCTTCGGCCGGCATCAGCGCCTGCAGGCGTTCCCGCAGTTGGATGCGCTCGGACTCCGAATCGATCTTCTGCGAAATACCGATGTGCGGATCATGTGGCAGGTACACCAGCATGCGGCCAGCCATGCTTATCTGCGTCGACAGCCGCGCGCCCTTGGTGCCCAGGGGATCTTTGACCACCTGGACCATGATGGTCTGCCCCTCGAACAGCAGCTTCTCGATGGGCGTGGGCGTCAGGCCCTGGCTGCGCTCGCTCCGGTTCTCGCGCAGGTCCGCGATATGGATGAAGGCGGCCCGCTCCAGGCCGATGTCGATAAAGGCGCTCTGCATGCCCGGCAGCACCCGGACCACTCGTCCCAGATAGATATTGCCGACATGTCCGCGCTGGATGCTGCGCTCCACGTGCAGCTCCTGCACCGATCCCTGCTCGACCAGCGCGACGCGGGTCTCGAAGGGCGTGACGTTGATCAGGATATCTTCGCTTAACGCGATGGTGGGGGGCAT